ACATCTTCCTGGTAGATGTCACAAAGCTCGGAAGTATCGTATTTCATAGGCTTAACGTTCAGTTGCTGCGAGAGTTTTTAGTATATCCCGCGAATCGCATTGTTGGCAAAATCATCAATTGTTAATTTAAGGACTAGTTGATAACTGTTTGTCATTGATCATGAAAAACAGGATGTTAGATGTTTTTTTTACTGCTGATAATGACCCATGAGCACCCGTGATACACTGTGCAAAGTATCCCCAGAGTATCCCCTGATTCTGCCAGGAGTATCAAAAGTCACATGGAGACATTGAGATTCACCAAATCTGCTTTGATGGCGCTGCCAATTCCTGAAGATGGTAAACGCACAGAGTATGCCGACAGCGTAGTTAATGGCCTGCGCTTGCGTATCACTCCAACTGGTAATAAGAGCTTTTGTGTCGCCCGGCGTCGTGATGGTAAGTTTTTCCGGGTAACTCTTGGCAGGTTCCCCGATATGACGATTGAACAGGCCAGAGAATCAGCTTATAGCGCCCTTAACGAGATGGCGCAGACGCGGCGTAATCCTAATGAAAGGAGACGCGAGGAAAGACGGAGAACGGTCACACTATCCGATGCTCTGGATGCATATTTGAAGTCGAGAGTTGAAGCGGGGCGCGTGAAGGAAAAAACGGCGAAAGTTTATCGGGATACGTTGAGAAATTATTCTGCCGATTGGATGGCCTTACAACTGTCCTCAATAACCCGCGAGCAGGTGGAGATCCGACACAGGACGATAACAGAGCGCGGGATATGGTTTGGAGGTCCATCAAGGCAGATAGCGCAAGGAAGTAAAACACAGGCCGACTTATGGGCGAGAGTGTTAAGGGCAGTATATCGTTATGCTTACGACAGCCATAGAAACGAGAACGGTGATCGACTGTTACCTGACCCACCAACTTCAATTTTGAGTACAAAGCGGCTGTGGAATGGGACGCCACGCCGAACTACCCGTATCAGGAATGCCGATTTAACGCGATGGATGCGGGCTGTGGAAGTAGCCAGGCAAAAAGCGGTGGATATAAGGGACGATATCACGGCCGCTGTATGCGATGCTGTAGATATGGCGCTGTTTACAGGTCTGCGCCGATCGGAGGTGTTGGGGCTGGCATGGGATCGGGTAAATATGCCAGGGCGTTACTTTTGGATTGATAAGACGAAGAACGGTGACCCGCTGGAGCTGCCGATCACCGATACTATCCACGCCATTTTTACCCGCCGTCAGGAATCGATGCGCGATGACTCCCTTTACGTGTTCCCTAATTCAAAAGGTGGGATTATCACAAACGTAGATCGGTCAATTACGCTGATAGTTCAGGAAACCTCGCAGGACGGTACTCAGCCACCCATAACCTTCTCTCTCCATGACGCCCGGCGCACGTTCGGTAGCATGGCGGAGCTGGTGGGCGTCGGATCCTACATACTTAAACGCCTGATGAATCACCGCACAATGAGAAGTGCAGACGTGACGCAGGGATACTTACATTTTTCAGCTGATGAGCTTCGCGAACCAGCCAGAACAGTAGAACGCGCTATTCTGGAGCATGCGGGAATAATGACGAAGGAATCAAACCTTGATGCAATGTTGTTATCAGCGGTAGGCAAATTGACAGATGAAGAGAAGCGTAAAGTAATTTTATCTCTTCTGAACCAGAAAAAAGAAAAGGATAAATAGCGATATGTCATCTACTAGCCAGAAGAAATATATACAGGATTATATTGCTGAAACTAAAGCCATACTTAATGAATATAAAGAGCCATCGCAGTTTTACAATAAATTCTCTCGTGACCTTAAAACGCTTTCTGATGATGATCGAGAATCTCTTTTTGAACAGTTATTTAGTGATATTCGCAATGAACGTGTAGAAGGAAAGAATCACATTCACGACTCAAACACAGCATTGCATTATGCCTTCTTTGCTTTAGAGGCTGCTGGGTGCACAGAGTGGGCGAAAAGAGTTACAAAAATAATTCCCATAATTTCAAGCATGAATGAAGCTGGCGAGGCATACGCCCGTATGCGGATCAGGGAAGAGAAAGCCAAAGCCGGAAAAGGTAAAGTTAGCCGCCATAAGGAAACAGCCGTTCAAATCGCTGCAGCCACTTGGGCGAAATACCCTAACGCCAGTCTCCCGGGTATGCGTGACGAGCTATACGCTTATTTGCGGGGGAAATGGAAGGATTGCCCAGCCTCATCAACTATTCAGGGATGGTTGCAAGAACTGGAGCTAAACCCGGTAAATAACGGAGTTAAAAACAGAGATTTTTCTCTGGTGATCCTGTGAGCATGGCGGGGGAGGGATTCTTGTTTCCACCCCAGCTAACCTGAAAATCATAGTCTTTTCTGGCTTCTCCAACTGCCGTGACAAAATATCTTCTTTTAAAGTTTCTCCGTTGTTACCTACAAGGCACGGTGAAACCTTATGAATCAATCTACAGACCAGAAATTTACCCGTCCAGAGGCTGCTGATTATATCGGTGTAGCGGCTCGTACTCTGGCAAACTGGCACAGCTCCGGGCGCGTCAAAATCCCTTTTTATAAAGTTGGCCGCAAAAAAACTATCTACCTGAAATCCGATCTTGATGCGTACTTGGCATCTGTTCGTCAGGGGGCATGATGCTTACTTTACAGAATGCCCGGCGTGTCTCTTTCCGCGATAAACAAAATTTCTTGCCATTTTGCGCAGGCGAGGGTTATTCTTTATTTGCACCAGCAAAATCTGGTGCCGGGCGTGAGAACCCGGATAAGCACATGGCGACATCAGACGCCTTTAGCGTCTTTTTTATTGTCGCAAAGTCAGTACCTCCACTTTCAACGGCACAGATCCGTACAGAATCAATGGTGGCGCTGGCGGGGCAGCCTTCGGGCTGGCCGGTTTCCTTGTGCGCCGGTATTCTCACCCCCGTCAGCGTCACCACCATTTACGAGCGTGAGAACTCTGGTGGTGACTCCTTAAGCATGCACAAGGAGGCCACTACATGGCTACTATCCCTATCCAAAATCCGCAATTTATCTGGATTATCGCCGCTGTTCGCCGCGATTGTCCGACGATTACCGCTAAAATCCATCATATTGCTGCAAGTTCTGAGCATGAAGCCCGCCGGGAGCTGTTACGGGATCACGTCTGTTTCTTTGCTGGCCGCTTGTTGGCACAGGGGGTGCAGAATGTTTAACCTCCAGACACTGACCGCTAAAGCCCGCGAGCTGCGCGGAAACGTAGTAAAAGCCGCCACGACGAAAGGCAGTCGCACAATGACCCCCGTCTACGAGCGGGAAGAACAGCGCAAGCTGCGTGAACGTATACAGCAGACGCAACCGGAATGGGTGTTGCTCTGGTGGGATATTGCGACCGTAACCGGCTGGCGTACCAGCGATGTGTGTAATTTCCGCTACTCCTGCATTAACTGGGAGACGGGCACCGCGACGATTGTAGTTGCGAAGCAGACCAAAGCCGCAGAAGCCAGGGCAACCCGGAAAGGGATCGAGATTGTGCGCCAGCAGCGCAAGGACTCCGCACGGCTGGCCTCTGACCATATCGCCTACATGAAATGGGACAGCGTGAGCTGTGACGAACTGGCCGCCGGCATGACCGACGAAGAACAGGCGATCGTGTTTGAGTTGGTGGCAAAGGCCGAAGTTAAGCACGATACCAAGCAGCTGCCGCCGGGCATCATTAAGCGACTGCGCGAACGTCTGGAGCGTAATCTTATCGGCGATGACCTGGTATTTTCCCGCAGTCAGATTGAAAGTAACCGTTGTCAGTCTCTGGAAGGTAGCGTTACTCGGCAGACTATCTGGAAGAAACTCCACGGCGTCATGACGTGGTTTACTCATTTCGTAAATACCAAACTGCGCCTAAGCGCCTATTCCAGCCGCAAAATTGCTGCCTTCAACCTCATGTCAGCCGGTGGAGAGCAAGGTTTATTGGTCGCTTCTGAAATGCTGGGACACAGCAACCCGGCCATAACCCGCACTTACCTGCAGTTAGGCAGCAAAGCCGCCGCTATCCAGTCCCGTCTCGCGATGGAGGTGGTGTGATGGATGATGCTTATGATCTGGTACGCCGGGCTGACGGAAAGACAGTGTATAGCTTCCCGGTTGGTGGTCGTTATCTGGTGGATACTTCTAGCGGGATTCAGTCGATGCGCCCCCTGATAGAAGACGAGATTATTTTTACTGTGGAGAGTGCGGCACGCTTTCTGCTGAAAATTGGTTATCAGGTAATCCCGCCGACAGTGTGAGGTGAAAATATGGCGATTAAAAATTCCGGCTTAGCTGCTGGTGGCCGCGCTCACCCTGAAATCAGGCCGGGTGATAAATGGAAAGACAGCCGTGGAGAAATTGTAATTATCGAAAGTTACCAATTCAACCGAGTGACATTTTACCGGGAAGGATATAACGCGCCCTGCATTTGTGCGCCTGAACGGTTGGTACGTGAATTTATATTTGTTTCTTCTGCGCCTATCGACAATGAAAGCGATATTGCGCGAGTAATGCAGGTTCATGGCGTCGAAAGGATTCGGGTTATGCGTGAAATAATCCAGGAGCGAGGTAATAAAAAGTGAAGAATGCACCAAACCTTAAAAAGCAGCTGGCGGATCTCATGGAAGAGGCAATTATCTTTGCTGGCGCGGACGCCTGGACGTTTGCCAAAGCATGGGAAGAAATGAATCCGATTGGCGATACGGTACCGCCAGTTGTGCTCGATAAAAAGCAACTTGCCGAACTGGAGAATATCCGCATTGTTGATGATGGGCGACTTTATGCCCGGGTTTGTCGCGGCGGGCATCTGACCGAACGAGAAATAACGATCATAGCAACAAAGCTGGCGCTGGCTGGCGTGGAGCGTGCGCAATTCTACTCCGAGGCTTATCAACTTCTGGAAGACTGGACACCTCAGCTGCCACGCCTGAAAGCCGACGCTGAAGCCGGTAAAAGTATGGTGGTCGGCAAACCGCTGACGGATGTAAACCTCCGCGATCTGGCTGATAACGAAAAGGCGCTCATACTGGCCGCGCGTTATACCGGCATTGCGATCCACGAAAACAGCGAAGGAGTGTACGTCTACCGCGTCGGCATCTGGGAGAAAACGTCTCTGCTCGAGTTGAGCCGCGAAATGGTGTCTATCTACAATGAGAACAAAACCAACTTCAGCAAGCGCGCGATCAACAACGTTATCGACGCCCTAAAAATCGTTATTCCGGTAATGGGGGAGCCGCGGCGAAGCATGATCCCCTTTGCTAACGGCGTCTACGATATGGAAACAGGTATTTTCTCCGAACACAGCCAGGATAACTGGCTGACCAACCATAACGGCGTGACCTATACGCCGGCGGTGCCAGGCGAAAACCTTCGCGACCACGCGCCGAACTTCCATAAGTGGCTAAGTTACGCATCAGATAGAGACGCAATTAAGATGCAGCGCATCGCTGCAGCGCTCTTTATGGTACTGGCGAACCGGTACGACTGGCAGTTGTTCCTCGAGATAACCGGGGAGGGCGGCAGCGGGAAAAGCGTCTTCACCCATATAGCCACGATGCTGGCAGGTGCGCATAACACCGCCAGCGGGAACATGGCGGCGCTCGACAGCGCGAGGGGGCGGGCGCAGTTCGTCGGCAAGAGCATGATCACCCTTCCTGACCAGCCCAAATATTCAGGAGAGGGCACCGGGATAAAGGCGATCACCGGCGGGGATGCCGTGGAGATTGACCCTAAGCATGAGCACCAGTACACAGCAGTGCTACGGGCGGTGGTTGTGGCCACGAACAACACGCCGATGATTTTTACCGAACGTGCCGGCGGCGTTTCCCGGCGGCGCGTAATTTTCCAGTTTAACCGGCGCGTCAGTGATGAGGACAAGGATCCCCACCTGGCTGAAAAGATATCTGCTGAAATCCCGGTAGTGGTTCGCCGGCTGCTGGCAACCTTTTCGAATCCGGAAAAAGCGAGGGCGCTGCTGCTGGAGCAACGGAACAGCGAAGAGGCACTGGAGGTTAAACAGAAAACGGATCCGCTGTATGCCTTCTGCGCGTATCTGGAGCGCCTGGCCGACTGCGCCGGAATGCTGGTGGGCAACCGTAACCCGCCACACTATCCGCGAGTTTACCTTTATCACGCTTACCTGGCATTTCTGGAGGCCAACGGGTTCGACAAGCCGCTGACGCTGAATAAATTTGCGGAGGGGATGGAAAGCGCCATGCGTGAGTTTAACCACGAGTACCGCAAGGAGAGAAAGACGCGGGGTGTGGTGACTAATGTTGAGCTTTCGGAAAGCGCGGAGGACTGGTTGCCGCAGGCCTACCCCGTAGCCGGTCAAAAGGAATGAAAAATTAGATAAATATGGCAAAAGGTGTTCATAGTGTTCATTGATATTAAAAATGATATATAAATCAATTTGATATGTTATGAACACCTTTGGTTAAGGTATTCATAAGGTGTTCATAGTGTTCATAACTCACTTTTACATGGTGGTTATTTGATAAACAAAATTATGAACACCATGAACACTTAAAATACCTCTATGTAGACTAGTGTTCATAGGTTAATGATATGTTTTATAAGTAATTTATTGCATTTATGAACACCATGTACACCTTGATGGCAAATTCTTTAAAACGCATCTACTCACCACCTTCTACTGAACAGTTGCTAACAACGGTAATTTAGATTGAAATCTATCTGTAAAACTGATTTATATTTTAAAAATGACCATTATTTCTAATATTTGGTCATCAATAACCGCGCTAGGCGCATTGCATAAGGTGCAAACATGCTGAAACTCCGCATTACATCCGACGATTTCCAATCCCTCGATAAAACTCTGCAACCCCTCTACGTTGAACAGTCTGACGGCTACGCGCTGAACGTCGAACAGGACGACACCGCCGCCGCTGGCCTGAAAGCGAAGAACGCCGAGCTGCTGACTAAGTTGGCCGGAGAGAAAGAGCGCCGGATTACCGCAGAGGCGCAGTTAAAGGTGGTTAACGAAACCGTTGCCGGGCACGACCAGAAAATCAACCAGATCGCCGGAGAGCGTGACAGCTACCGCGCTGGACTGGAAAAATCCCTCATTGACGAGCCATTAGCAGCGTTCATGCGCTCTAACTTCATTGACGGATCAGATGATTTTGTGGTGCCGGTGCTGAAGAAATTCTTCCAGCTTCACCGAAACGATGATGGAACCTATGAGAGCGCCATTTTCATCAACAGCGATGATGGCAGCGGCCAGAAGGAAGTGAGAGCAGACGTTGAACAGCTGCGCAAACACTTACACGCTGACGGCAAACTTGATTGGGTTCTGAAAGCGTCAGGGAACTGCGGCAGCGGTAGTGCGCAATCTGTCAGCATTAATTCGCCAACCACTCACCGCTACGAGCCAGGCCCGGGCGGACAGCAGGATCTCACCAGTCAGGCTCGTGAAATCATCGGACAGAAAGAACAGTAACTTAAACCGATGAAAGGTGATTTATGTCTTTAGAAATGTTCCAGAATCAGGTGCGCTCTACCATTACCGAGCTTATCCTGAAACAATCTGCGCTGTTTGGCGCGGCCACTGGCGGCGCAATGATGCTGGGCAGTGAGAAAACCATTGGTGACTACGCCGAGGAATCCAGCTGGAAGCTTATCGCCGGGCTGGTTACTGCCCGTAACGCTTATTCCACTGCGCCAGTGACGGCGAAGGAAATCGAACAGATCCTGAAACGTGCGCCACGCTTCGATTGGCGTATGGGGCCGGCTAAGGTGAATGATGGCCTTTTAGCGCGTATCAACTCCAGCCCGGAAGACGCCGCCGCCGCAATATCGGCACAGGCCTCGCAGGGCATCATTGAGCAGCAGATCACGCAAGGTCTGGCTGCGCTGGATGCCTGCCTGTCCACGAACGAAAAGTTTTCCCTGGCTATCGCCGCCGACAGCACAGCAGAAACCGGGGAGATCACCCCGAAACTAAGTAGTTTTGTGAAAGGCCGCCGGGCATTCGGTGACGCTGGCCAGAATATCATTTGCTGGGCGATTAACTCTGACGTGTATTACAGCCTGGTAGAGAACGATCTGTTCAAGAACGCCGAGCAGCTCTACAAGCTGGGCGACATTTCCGTATTCACTGATGGCCTGAACGGGCGCTTTCTTGTCACTGATTACGTTCCGTCAAATACAGCCTATGGCATGGTGAACGGCGCGGTAATCATCGATAACGGCTACCAGTCCAAGTTTGTTGCACAGCCGCAACTGGGCGGGGAATCTCTTACCACGATGATGCAAAGCGAGGGGGAGTTTAAGATTGCCGTGAAGAGCTACCGCATCAAGTCCACACTGGCCGATACGTTGGCTAACACTGTATCGATCACCGCCGACCAGGTGAAAGACCCGGATAACTGGGAATATGTCGCCAGCGATGAAAGCCGCGCACAACCGGGGGTTAAACTGACTTTCACACCTAAAGCATAACCCGCCAAAGTTTTACTTTTTGCCCCCTCCATCCGGAAGTACCAAAAGGGGGCTTTTTTACGCCCTAATCAAACCTATTTAGCCAAGAAAAACTGCGCAAAATGCGCAGAAAATTGCGCAGAAAATTGCGCAGTAAAAATTGCGCACTGCGCAGTTGGTAGAGTGAGTGAAAAGCCAAGTACGGCGCGGTGTATAAGGACTAAAACGCCTGATGTGGCGGGCTTTTGTCCCTAACGAATCCTAACGGCTTGTTGAGATTTGTTGAGGTCTGGCTGTTATGGTCTAGCTGTTAGCTTTTGTTAGCCTTCGCGAGTGAAAAGTACTTCAGAAAACTTCAGGTGCAGACAGAAAATTTTGACTGCTTTTGACGGGCTGAGATCCGGATATCAGCCTGAGTGCTGATTGGGGCTGTATTGGCGAGTGCAGGTGCAGATAACTTGTCAAAACTTGTCATTAATGCGAAGAAAATCGCATCGCCATGCCAAAGTACTAAAAAGTGCTTCGGTGCACCAGAGTGCATTTTTGCATTCTGGTACAGTTCCCGCCATCGGTAACTTAGGCCAGATAGTTACCCTGGAATCACTACACATCCCTGTGTGAAGTATCCCCATGGTATCCCTTAAAATGAAATTCAATGCATATCCATTTGTTATTAATGGATTTATTTAAATTAAATCATCAATTGTTAATTGATATTTGTCAGTTAAGCCATCAGCTTACTGGCAATAATTCCGATAACAAACAGCAGGTTGGTCAGTAAGGCCCCTTTGACCGTCTTTTCGAGCATTGGCCGCATCGCCAGCGGATCGGATTCGCGCAGGACGTAGCGC